GTGATAAGCCAGCTAACGATCTTAATGGATGTTTTGCTGATGAGAGAGGATGGGTACTTAAGCGTGCTGATGGCACCGAAGAAGTCCTTGTTACAATCGGTGGACTTGCTGGTGCAGGATCTACAACCGTTGGACTTGGGGAAGCGACAATCGTTCGTGCATACTTTGGTGCAACTGGTTACTCTACATCTTCTACTGGAACAGTTTATGTTCAGTGGAACGAGAAAGTAGATGTTAAGAATCTTGCTGCAAGACTTAATGTAACCGCTTCTATTGCTGGTACATTAGTTGCTTATGCAACAACTACAACTGCAAATAATGTTGTTGGATTTGCATTCACAACTCCTGCAGCTGCACAAACCCTAACACTTCCAGGTCAAACAATCGTTGGTGTTATCACCGATACTTCAACATCTGTTGCTTCCGACAAGATCTTTGTTTCTACTGAAGTAACTGGTGCTGGTGGAAGTGGAATCGTAACGACATCTGCAGTTTCCTGATGATTTAATTAGATTATGAGATTTGATGAATTGAACGAAGATAATTATATAATGTTTGCAATAAAACATTACGAGAATCCTCATGCGGTTACGCAAGAGGATTTTTATGAAGATCTTAGAAGGTTTAAGTGGATAAAACGACTTTTGAAAAAGTATAAAAATACTGGATCTCTTAAGTCTCATTTATTGATAAATCATTTTATTATTCTTTATAATGTTTTTGGAGAAGCTGCAACTCCAATGCTTTTTTATAACATTGATCGTGATTTGTGGCCGGTAGTTAAAACATTTGTGGTTTATTTGGGCAAACTTCCCGAATACCCAAAATCTGCTTTACATGATATACCCATGGATAATAGTTGTTTACAAAATTTAAGTAAACTATGAAAGAAAATATCCTCCAAAACGCAATCAATATTATTCGTAACCTTATGGAAGAAGGTATGGTCGTTGGTACTGGTGGATTTACTGGTTCTGCAGATCCTAAAGGTCCAGTCGCTGGTTTTGATCCTGTTATGAAACTTGATGGTAGAAGTAAATTGATGAGGAGATTGCCTCCACAATATAGAAAATCATTAACATCTAAGAAGAAAGGAAAGTAAAATGGCCTTCGGTCTTCAAAAATTAGCGGTTCTTGAAAGTAAACTGGGAATTTATGAAGATCTCTCTAAAGAGATGTTAGATAAACTTGAGAGAGCAGTAGATAAGATATCTGAAGGAAATAATAGAATTGCTCAAGTTCTTGCAAAACATGAAGAAAAACTAGATCAATCTGAGCGTGCAGATGAACTTCTTCTTCATATGATGGAAGAAATGAAGGACTCAAATTCTAGAGAACATCAAGCAGTTATAAGAAGAATTGAAACCGTAGAAGGTAGAGTAAATGATCTTGCAACTTTTAGATGGATAACTGTTGGTATCGCTACAACTGCCGCAGTCATCATCAGTTCCGCAGGATTCTTCGGAAACCTCTTGACAACAGGGAATAGTGGTAGTACACTAGGGGGAGCTAATACAACCCTTTCTAAATGAGCCTCATTGATTCTAAGTATATTGGACTGGTTTCAGTAAGACTTCAAAAGTTTGCAAAAAAGAAAGAGGGTCTCTATAACTTCCGTTGTCCGTATTGTGGAGATTCTACAAGACACAAAAACAAGGCTAGGGGATACTTGTATCGTCTGAAGAACGATCATAATTTTAAATGTCACAATTGTGGCGTCTCCAGAACCTTTACAAACTTCCTTAAGGATCTTGACCCCGCATTGCACGATCAGTATGTCTTTGAGAGGTATAAATCGGGTACTACGGGTCGGGGATCCAATACCCCCGAACCCGTAGAGTTTAAATTTGAGAAGCCAGATTTCTCAAAAAAGGATTTTGATCTGCCAAAAATTTCAGAACTAAATACAACACACCCAGCCAAAAAATTTTTAGACAACCGAAGAATTCCCGTTAAGTATCTGGGCGAACTTTACTTCGCCGAAAAGTTCAAAGAATGGACTAATACTCAGAAATATACTTTTGATAATCTAGAGAATGACGAACCAAGGATCATTATTCCCTTAAAAAATAAAGGAAAAATATTTGGGTTTCAGGGGAGATCGCTCAATCCAAAATCAAAACTTAAGTACATTACAATCATTTTGGATGACCACCACCCCAAGATCTATGGTTTGGACAAGGTTGACTGGAATAAAACAGTTTATATTGTAGAAGGCCCTTTTGATAGTATGTTTATTGAAAACTCTATCGCAATGGTTGGTGCAGATATAGACAAAATGTTTTTCGTATCAAACTTTGAAACAGAATTTGTGATGGTCTATGATAATGAAAAACGCAATAAACAGATTGTTGATAGAATGGAAAAGGCGATAGATTGGAAATTTCCAATAGTTATTTGGCCTGACACAATACAACAAAAAGATATCAATGACATGATTTTATCTGGACTTAATGTTCAATCTGTGATAGAATCCAATGTCTATAGTGGATTACAAGCTAAAACAAAACTTACTAGTTGGAAGAAGACATGAGTAACGGGACTAAAGTTGTAAAAAGAAACGGAAATACTGAGAACCTGAACCTAGACAAAATTCATAAGATGGTTGAAGAAGCATGTAGCGGTCTCGCTGGTGTTTCTGCATCTCAAGTGGAAATGCAATCAGGGATCCAATTTTATGATGGTATTACCACTGCAGAGATTCAGGAGATTCTGATTCGTTCTGCATCCGATCTTATTGATCTTGAGGCCCCCAACTACCAATTTGTTGCCGCTAGACTTCTTTTGTTTGGACTTTACAAACAAGTCTTCGGACCATCTTGGAATCAGGGATTCCCTCATATTTTGAATCATCTTGTAGAAGGATCTTCAAGAGGAATTTATGATAAGACACTTCCTTCCCGATATTCTGAAGAAGAATGGGACAAGATTAATAGTTGGATTGATCATGATCGTGACTTCCTATTCACTTATGCAGGTCTACGCCAGGTCGTTGACAAGTATCTTGTGCAGGATAGGAGTAGTGGAGAGTTGTACGAAACTCCACAGTATATGTACATGTTGATTTCTGCAACAATTTTTGCAGAATATCCAAAAGAGACTAGACTGGACTATGTTCGTAGGTACTACAATGCAATCTCCAAACACAGGATCAACATTCCTACGCCAATCATGGCAGGTGTTAGAACCGCACTTCGCCAATTTGCAAGTTGCGTTCTTGTTGATGTTGATGACACCCTTGATAGCATCTTCAGCTCTGATATGGCAATTGGTCGCTATGTTGCTCAAAGAGCAGGAATTGGTATCAACGCAGGTCGCATCAGGGGCATCAACAGCAAAATCCGTGGTGGAGAAGTACAGCATACAGGGGTTGTACCTTTTCTCAAAAAGTTTGAGGCAACTGTCCGATGCTGCACTCAAAACGGCATACGAGGTGGATCTGCTACGGTCCACTTTCCTATCTGGCACAAAGAAATAGAAGATATTATCGTACTGAAAAACAATAAAGGAACTGAAGATAATCGTGTTCGTAAACTAGACTATTCAATTCAATTCTCTAAACTTTTCTATGAAAGATTCATTAATGATGAGGAAATGTCCCTCTTCTCACCTCATGATGTTCCGGCAGTTTCTGATGCTTTCGGGCTTCCTGAGTTTGATGATCTCTATGTGGCTGCAGAACGAAATGAGTCTATTCCAAGAAAGACTGTCCGAACTCAAGAACTTATTCTGGATATTCTGAAAGAACGAGCGGAAACTGGTCGTATTTACATTATGAATATCGATCATTGCAATTCTCATAGTTCGTTTATTGATAAAGTTTGGATGAGTAATCTCTGTCAAGAAATCACTCTTCCAACTGAACCACTTCAACATATTGATGATGTTGCTGGAGAGATTGCACTCTGCATTCTTTCTGCCATTAATGTTGGTAAGATTCGTGATTTGAATGATCTTGAAGAACTCTGTGATCTTGCAGTTCGTGGTCTTGAAGAACTTATTGATTATCAAGACTATCCAGTCCGTGCTGCGGAACTTGCGACAAAATCTCGTCGTTCACTTGGGGTTGGTTACATCGGTCTTGCACATTACTTTGCAAAACATGGAGTGAAGTATGATTCTCAAGAAGCTTGGGATATGACTCATGAGTTGACTGAATCTTTCCAATACTATCTACTCAAGTCATCCAATCAACTCGCAAAAGAGAAGAGTGCATGTACTGATTTTAATCGTACTAAGTATTTTGAAGGACTTTTGCCAATCGATACATACAAGAAAGATGTAGATGAAATTTCATCAGTTCCTTATAAACATGATTGGGAAACACTTAGAACATCTATCCTGGAATACGGGCTTAGGCACTCAACACTGTCCGCACAGATGCCATCGGAGAGCAGTTCCGTTGTGTCAAACGCAACAAATGGAATTGAACCACCTCGCGGATACTTGTCCATTAAAAAGTCAAAGAAAGGTCCACTCAAACAAATCGTCCCCCAATATGGAACACTCAAAAATAATTATACTCTTCTATGGGACATGCCTGATAACACTGGTTATATTAACATCGTTGCCGTCATGCAAAAGTTTTTTGACCAAGCCATCAGTGGAAACTGGTCCTACAACCCAGAAAACTATCCAGACAACGAAGTTCCAGTCTCAGTAATGGCACAGGATCTTCTCCGAACCTATAAGTTTGGATGGAAGACGAGTTACTATCAGAATACTCATGACCAAAAATCTGATGAAGTCAAGGAGGACACTACCAAACAACAGTTAGAAAAACTACTTGAAGAAATGATGAATTCTAGTGAGGAAGATTGTGAAAGTTGCAAAATCTAGTAAAGAACAGGAGTTACAAATGGTACAAGGAATGACAGTATTCAACACCAGCACCGATGTTGATACCCGCAAACAACCAATGTTTTTTGGCCAACCACTAGGTTTGCAACGATATGATCACTATAAGTACCCAGTATTTGATAAACTAACCCAACAACAACTTGGTTACTTCTGGAGACCTGAAGAAGTTTCCCTTCAGAAGGATCGTGGTGACTATCAATCTCTCCGTCCAGAACAAAAACATATCTTTACTTCCAACCTGAAGTATCAGATTATGCTTGACTCTGTGCAGGGTCGTGGTCCTGGCATGGCATTTATTCCTTATTGTTCTCTCCCTGAACTTGAGGCATGTATGGAAGTATGGGGATTTATGGAGATGATTCATAGTCGTTCCTATACATACATTATTAAGAATGTTTATTCTGATCCTGCAGAAGTCTTTGATCATATTCTAGATGATGAAAAGATTGTAAGTCGTGCAACCTCTGTTACTGAGGCATATAACGACTTCATCAATGCTGCACAACAATATGGTACTTCCAATGAATGGATTCATGCACAAGAAGGTGCAGGAACATTTCGTGAAAGTCGTAAGGAACTCAAGCGTAAACTCTATCGTGCTGTTGCAAATGTCAATATTCTCGAAGGTATCAGGTTCTATGTCTCGTTCGCTTGCAGCTTTGCGTTTGGTGAACTCAAACTTATGGAAGGATCCGCTAAAATTATCTCTCTCATCGCAAGAGACGAAAATCAGCACCTTGTCATTACTCAAAACATCCTCAATAAGTGGCGTGAAGGAGATGATCCAGAGATGCAAGAAATTGCTAAAGAAGAGGAACAATGGGTAACTGAGTGTTTCCGTAATTGTGTGAATGAGGAAAAGGAATGGGCTAAGTACCTGTTCAGAGATGGATCCATGATTGGTCTGAATGACAAACTTCTCAACAACTATGTTGAGTGGATTGCAAATCGTCGTATGAAGTCTATTGGACTCAAACCAATGTATGATGTTCCCGCAAAGAATAATCCTCTTCCTTGGACTGAACACTGGATCTCCTCTAAGGGTCTTCAAGTAGCCCCACAAGAAACAGAAGTTGAGTCTTATGTTGTTGGTGGTATCAAACAAGATATGAAGAAAGATTCATTTGCTGGATTTAAATTGTGAAAAAAATTTTAGTGATTGGTGCTGGGACAGCTGGTTTATTAACTCTGTCCCAATTTTGTTCTGGACTAGATGATGATTGGGATGTGTATTCTGTATACGATCCCAGTATTCCTATCTTGGGCGTTGGTGAAGCTACCAGTACCAATGCTCCTTTATCCTTATTTAAGGGGACGGATTTTATATTGGGAAGAGATGGCCATTATGTTGATGGTACTTATAAGTTTTCTGTAAAATATACAAATTGGAGAAAAACGGCTTTTGATAGTGTTATTTTTCCTCCAGCCCATGCAATTCATTTTGACAACACAAGATTAAAAGATTTTGTGTTTATGAGACTTAAAGAAAGATACCCCAAAAAATTTAAAGTGATAGAGGGGAATGTTTCTTACATGAAAAATATTCCTGATGGAGTTGAAGTTAAAATTAATGGTGAAATTAAAAAATTTGATTATGTAATAGATTGTGGTGGATTCCCTAAAGATTTCACTGGATATAATATGGTAGATTTGCCACTAAATCACGCTCTTGTTGTTAGAGTTAATGAACCAGGAACTTGGGATTACACACATCATTGGGCTCATAAACATGGTTGGATGTTTGGTATTCCATTGAAATCAAAACAAGGATGGGGTTATCTCTATAATGATGAAATTACTTCCAAAGAAGACGCAATTGAAGATCTTTGTGAGATTTTAAAATTAGATAAACATAGTATTGAACCTAGAGAATTTTCTTTTAAACCATACTATGCTCTTGATAATTTAATAGATGGAAGAATATTTAAAAATGGTAATAGATATATGTTCTTTGAACCTATGGAAGCACTATCTATGGAGTATTACTCCAGTTTAAATTCTAGGTACTTAGGATATATTCATGGGCAAGCAACCAAAGAAAGATTGTTATCCGATACCAAATTTGATTTGGAATCCCTTATTATGTTCTATAGATTCATCTATCATGGTGGATCAATTTACGATACAGATTTTTGGAAAATTACTAAAAAAACAACAACCTTAAATCTTAAAAATAGTCAAATTTGGAATGATATGTTAAACTTTTGGAAAGAACATAGTTATGATCCAAATGTTTCCATTAACATGGAGATTGCACCATTTCGTGCATATACCTGGGAACAGTTTGATAAAAATTTGGGGTATGGGTATTTTGTTAAACCACATAAAGATCCGAGAAAAAAAGAAACAAGTCAAATTAAATCTAAAACAATTGCAGAATTATTAAATATTTCTAATAATTCTGCAAACCCGTCAAAAGGGTTTAAACTCTGATCTAAATAAAAATAACAACTGAATTGAAATAAGTCTTATGGCTACTCAAACACAAATTCCGAGGGTAGTTTCGGAAGATCTACCCTCCAATCCTTTTTCTTTTGAAGTTCTTGCACTCGTTGCAAAACAAAAATCAAATGCAAAAAAATCAGAAATTCTACAAAGATATTCTGACCCTTCGTTGAAAACTATTCTAATCTGGAACTTTGATGAGACTATTGTGTCTATGCTTCCAGAAGGATTGGTTCCTTATGCGAGTGTAGGTCAACAGAATGTTCGTTCTGGTAACCTCAGTGATAATATTGAAAGATCTGTTCAGATGATGGACGAACTTGGATCTAATTCTATTGGATCTCAGGATCAAGGTAGAACTTCTATTCGTAAAGAGTATACTTACTTCTACAACTTTGTAAAAGGTGGTAATGATCGTCTCTCTAGTATGAAGAGAGAGACAATGTTTATTAGTATTCTTGAAGGTCTACATCCTCTTGAAGCTGAAATTCTTATGCTTGTTAAAGATAAAAAACTACAAACTAAGTATAATATTTCCAAACAAAATGTTTCAGATGCATATCCTGACATTCAATGGGGCGGGAGATCATAAAATCCTAAATAGCAAGGTGTCGCAAAAAATAGTACTATGACCCTAGATCTTCATAACTTTTTTAAGTTTTATGATGAGAAGAACGCAAACCATGTCGCAGCTGTTCAGTGGTTGGAAGATAAACTTCCCGAAAAATTCCTAGATGATGCAGAGACTGACTGGATCGGTATTTTCAGAACAAAACCACCAACTCCAGAAGTTCTCGCAGTCCCATATTTCAACCAAG